TAGAAAAGTAACTTTAGAATACACTATTGATAATCCAGGTAAGAAAATAGTATATGCTCAAACAAGAGAAGTTGGTAGAATAGTATTATGGAGAGCTGCAGCGTATGATTCTATTGGGCAGTGGACTGATGCTGATGTGACCAACAAACTAAAAGAGTTATACCCAACTAATGATTAATAAAGTAATAGCAGTATACCCAGGACGCTTTCAGCCAATGGGAAAACATCATGCTGCAACATTTCTGTGGCTACAAAAACAATTTGGGGCTAACAATACTTATATAGTTACTTCTGATAAAGTAGAACTACCAAAATCACCATTAAACTTTAAAGAAAAGAAAGCTGTTATAGATATGTATGGGTTTGGTAATAAAACTATCAAAGTTAAGAATCCATATAAAGCAGAAGAATTGCTATCTAAATTTGATCCTAACACAACAGCGGTAGTATTTATGGTAGGTGAAAAGGATATGAAAGAAGATGCTAGATTTAAAGTAGGTAAATTAAAATCTGGAGCTGATTCATATTTTCAGAATTATAATGATAGTAAAAACAATTTACAGGGATACGATAAATACGGATATCTTATAACAGCACCGCATATATCATTAAATGTACCAGGATATGGTGAAATGAGTGGAACCAAAATTAGACAAGCACTTGGAGACCCTAAATTACCAAAAGAAGAAAAGAAAAAAGTATTTGACAAAATATTCGGATGGTATTCAGAAAAATTAGCCAATTATATTATAGATAAATTTACAGTAGATATGCAAGAATCAGTTTTAACTAGAGAATGGTGGAATAAAGTATTTAGAGATAGTAAGCCTACAGACACTTTGGATATGGAGCATCAATTGTTAGTTTGCGGAGGTGCCGCAGGACACATGGCTCACCCTTTTAATATTGATTGGGTAAAAACAGGACCTGATTTAGTTAAAGTATTTCAACAATCAATAAACTTTTTAAATAAGAAACCTGCCTCTGTTAAAATAGATGGAGTAAATGCATCTATTAGATTAATAACATTAGATGGTAAAAAGACATTTGTACTAGATAGAGGGTCTAATAAACCATTAGATGTTAAAGGTATTACAAAAGCAGATTTAGAAGATAGATTTGGCGCTGGACATGGAATGATAAAAATCGGAGGTACTGTATTAGATATATTTAATGATGCAATACCAGAATCTCAATCAGAACTAAAAAGATTAGGTCTATGGGACAATCCTAATATACTATTCAATATTGAATATGTAGCTGGATCTACTAATGTATTAGCATACAATAAAAACTTTTTAGCTATACATGGCTTATTAGAAATAGTACAAGTTACACCAACAAAACGAACTACTAAAGAAAAGGTATATAATAAAAAGGTATTACAAGACTATTTGAATAAACTTAATTTAACTGCTAACGGATATGGATATGAAGTATTAGGGTCTGTACCAACCACATTAGATGGTGAACCTAATTTACAAGCTGAATTAAATAAAAAGTATACAGTAAATTATGGCGGTGGAAAAGAAGAGACTAAAACGTTAGGTAAATGGTTAGCTAAAGCTACATTACCAGATACAACATTCAAAACAAAAGACGGTAAAGTAGTATCTGCACTATCGAAAGATGTATTATCAAAACTAATGTCAGGAATGCCATTAGATGAATATGTTGCAGATCCAAAAGATTATAAATCTGTAGTAGATGGGTTTGTTATATATTTAGCTACTATGAAATTAGGCGATGCTGTATTAGCTAAGCTATCATCCCCTTTGGGCCCTGTATCCGAGCATGAAGGGATTGTTATAAGAGATAAGACAATATATAATAAACCTTTTAAGATTACCGGAAAGTTTATTTTAGGGGGGTTAGCGAGTAGTTTTAGAAAATAAGAATATTTAAAATATTTTACATATATTTATTTAAAAATAAAGTTATGGCTAAATCAAATGCGGATAGCAAGTTACGTAATATAGATGCAATTAAGCAGATGCTTAATGGAAATCATAAGTTTCAAACAAAAACAACACTAGGTTATACAGGTAAAACTACTGATAAACGTGAAGTAGGAGATATTTGGGTAGATGAAGATGGATTTGAATGGGAACAAAAAGCTGGCTATAGAATTAAAAAAGGAAAGTTAGACGGCTTACGAGAGGAACTAAAGATCTTTAAACATTGTAGAAAGGAAACTTGTACTTGTATAGAGCCTAGTAGAGCTGATGAAAAGATGCGAACATTACACGGAATGTGTTTAGATTGTGTTATCGATATGGAACATAATTTAAAGTTAGATGGGAAGTATGAGGCGTATGAGTTTGATAAAATGAAACAAAATGCTTTATCTTGGTTAAGAGAAAGCGAAAAGGAGGTTGAGGCGTTGAAAATTGCAATATTCCAAGCACCGGAATTTGTAACTGTAGACGGTCATATTAATAAATGGGAGTTACAATATGATCCTGAGAAAATGAAAAATTCAATTGAAGACCAATTCAATCAATTGAAGCATAAAATTTTTGAAGAGTATAAGGTTACAGTAGAAGAATATGAACAATTTAAAACTATCTAAAACATTGACTACTTAAATGAATGTTTCAATTGACACAATAATACTAGCCGCAATTATATCTAGTTTAATCGGCCCGGCTATAGTAAAAATATTAGATTATATACTGTTTAAATGGAAAAAACGTAATGCTGATCAACAAAAGAAATTAGCTAAAGATCCATTAGAAGAAGCAATACAAAATTCAGAAGTTATAAATGCTTATTTACATAACTTAATAACAGACTTTGGTTTTGATAGAGGATGGGTGTCAATGTTTCATAATGGTGGTCATTATTATCCTACAGGTAAATCAATACAAAAGTTTAGTACATTTTATGAGGTATGCGGGCCTGGTATAGCTACTATACAGAACCAATTTATGAATATACCAGTAAGCTTATTCTCAAAAAGTATAGGTGAAGTTTATAAGCACGGAAAATTAATAGCATCAATTGACGGCGATAATAAGTATGATCTAGAATCTGCAATGTTAGCAACAGGATCATTAACAACATATTTATTTGCATTAAAAAACTTAGAAGGTAAGTTTTTCGGTATAATAGGATTTGATTTAGTAAAAGACGTAGAAGAAATATCGCAAGAAGACTTATTACTATTACAAACACAGATAAATACATTATCAGGATATATATTCGAATATTTACACATAAAACAATAATATGGCAGACCTCATATCGCAACAACTAGAAAAAGCATCTGAAGATTTAAGAGTAGCTATGGCTAAACATGCTAAAGTTAATATAGAACTACAAAAACTAAAAAGTCAGTTCATATCGCAAACAAATCCAGTAACAAAAGAAAAAATAAAGCCTAGATTAATAGCTTTAAATAAAGCAGAAAAACTTGCAAAAGCAAGATTGGATAGATCAGAGCTTAACTTTCAAGATATATTACGAACTGAACCTGCCGATGTTGTTGATTTATTAGACCATAAACTAAAAGAACATTATCTTAGACTATTGATTCGAAAAAAGATAACTGAACAAATCAATAAGTAATGGACACTAGAATAAAAGAAAATACTGTTCATATAAATGAAAAAAATTGGACTGCTTTCGAAAGATTAGCAAAAGCCAATAATATTCTATATGATGCAACAATATCTAAACTATATAAAGGATATACCGAAGTAGAATTTTATTCTACAAATGATTATAGTAAAATGAAAACGCTTATGAATAAAAATAATGTTTTTTATAAAGACAGATTCAACGAAGCGCTAAGAAACTATATAAGAAATATAATAAACGAGTTTAAGTTTTAATATTTAAACTATTTTTATATTTATTAATAAAGTATATGGCATTAGTCCCACAAACATTACAAGTACAGATATATAACGCATTTTTAAAAGCATTTAATAATAAGGTTGCGACCCCGGAAACATGTGCATTACAAATATCTAATGACTTAGCATTAGCAATAGACATATATATTAAATCGCAAACAATAATAGTCCCACCAGGACAATCAGTATTAGCGCCACCGCCAGCCGGAACAGGTACAACAGTATCACCATCCGCACCTGCACAAATATCTTAATGTTATGAGCGATAAATACAAAGAAATAATTAAACAAGAGTATAGGAAATGTTTTCAAGATCCTATATACTTTATGAAGAAGTATTGTGTGATTCAACATCCACAAAAAGGTAAAATCAACTTTAACTTATACCCATATCAGGAAGATTGTTTACGAGACTTTAACACATATGATTACAATATTATATTGAAATCAAGACAGCTAGGTATATCAACCTTATGTGCTGCTTATTCATTATGGTATATGACATTTTATGGAGATAAAAATATAATGGTACTTGCAACTAAACAAGAAGTAGCTAAAAATCTAGTAACTAAAGTTAGAGTAATGTATCAGAATTTACCTAGTTGGATAAAAGTACCTTCTGTAGAAGATAATAAATTAAGTCTTAGATTTAAAAATGGTTCACAAATAAAAGCTACAACAACAAATAGTGATGCAGGTCGTTCTGAATCATTATCGATGCTTGTTGTAGATGAATGTGTATCTGGCACGACACATATTAAGGTTCGTAATAAAAAAACAGGCGAGATTAAACATATACAAATATCAGAGTTATATAACGAATTGAAAAACTGATATTGTGTATATTTATATGTATAATAGATGCTATATGGACAATAAAGAAATATTATCTAAAATTTATATAAATGGTAGCCTACATCATGACGTACTACAAACTACGTTTTTTAAAAAGCGTAATATAGAAAATGTATATCAAGCTATATTAGATAACACATCATTTTTAAATGATTATGATCCTAGTTTACGAGAACGAATATATTATATAGAACATGATTATAATGATGTACAACGATGCCCATATTGTAACACCAATAAACTTAAGTTTAATGGTAAGTATAATCCATTTAGTAAGACATGTTTACAAAAAGAATGTGTCACTAAACATAGAAATATAGTGGCTATCGAAAAGTGGTCACGTAGTACAAAACGAATTCAATATATGGAAGATATTTGTAATGGGTGTGGTACTACGTATAAAAAGGCAAAGAATTCAATTAAACGATATTGTACTCAAAAGTGTTGGACATTAAACGGTGATTATGTACATTCAGAAGTGACAAAACAAAAGATTAGAAATACTAATAGTGTTGTTCATAGTAGTATAGAATTCAAAGAAAAACATAAACAGACATATCTTAATGCAAGACATAAACAGTCTGAGACTATGAAACGTAAAATAGCAAATGGGGAGTTTACGCCATGCATTACAAATTCATGGACTAGATGGAAAGCACAATTAAATATTAACGGCACAATAAAAAAGTTTAGGAGTATGTGGGAAGCTGCATTCTACTCATTAAATACACATTTACAATACGAAGTTACCAGGATACCATATATAATCGATAACAATTCGCATACATATATAGTTGATTTTACTGATAATACTAATAAAATATTATATGAGATAAAACCAAAATCGTTAGTAGAACACCCCCGAAATATTGTTAAACAAACAGCAGCTCAAAACTGGTGTAAAAATATGGGATATTCGTATGTAGTTATCGATGATGATTGGTACATTAGTAACTTTGATAGATTTGATTTGACAAAACATCCTGAACTTACAACTGTAATTAATTCTATATGCAAAAAGAAATAGTACATAATAGTGATTGGGAGATATTAACACCATCAGGGTGGTCAGATTTTATAGGCGTATCAAAGACTACTAAAAATGTAATGTTTACAATAACTTTTGATGATGGTACAACACTACAATGTAGCGAATGGCATTTATTAAAATACCCAAATGGTGAATTTTTAGACGCATGTCATGTATTATCGGGCGATATTTTATTTGGGGGTAAAGTTGTAACATCGGTTACGTATGAATTAGGTGAATTTGAATTATATGATGCAATGGAAGTTGAATTAGATAATGAATATTTTACCAATGATGTCGTAAGTCACAACTGCGCGTTTATCGACAATATAGATACGGTATGGGCAGCAGCTCAACAAACACTTGCTACAGGAGGAAAAGCAATTTTATTATCATCACCTAATGGTACCGGCAACTTTTTTCATAAAACATGGGAGGACGCAGAGAATAATCCTAAAAGTAGATTTCATCATATTCGATTACCATGGACAGTACATCCAGAAAGAGATCAAGCTTGGAGAGAAAAACAAGATGAATTATTAGGGCCAAGAATGGCTTCGCAAGAATGTTTGGATGGCTATTGTTTAGTTACGGTATATGATACAATAACTGATGAAGTTAAGGAAATGACATTATTTCAGCTATATAAAGAAAATAGAAATGTTAACCTGTAAAGTTTGTAATACATATACCGCAAAACAATTG